TAGATAAGATATCACAACAATTTTACGGGTCACCATATTTTGGATGGTTAATACAGGCTGCGAATCCACAATATTCAGGTAGTGAATATGCTATTCCGGACGGTGCGGTACTTACAATCCCATATCCTTTAGTTGCATCACTACAAGATTATAAAAATTCTTTAGATAATTATTTCTTCTATTATGGCAGATAACGGTGAAAATATTTTAGTAGAGTTTGATTATGATAATATTACCCTTATTGATCCGAATAAATTAGTTGACGAACAAGGTAATGTTAAAGATAGATTAGTCAAACAAGAAGATTTGGTGTATTACGCCAATCTTGAGTGTAACGTATTGCCAAGAACAAAACTTGCGGTTGGATCCGCAATGAATGATTCTCAGAGAACTATCTCTGTTGGTAAGATCAACTTCTTAAACCCGGGTAATAAAACCTTTATGGATACCGCTTGGAGTGATGAGTTGACAGGTAAAGGTACTTTACAAGGTAAGGGAGTTAATCAGGTTAATCAAACGTCCGTTAAAAACCCGAACAAATCAGATGATTATTACATAACACAGAACACATATTCAAACGGAACACCAGGCGCTGTTGATAATGGATTTTTAGGTATGAAAAATATTAGATTATCTATTGGAACAGATTTTTTACCTGTTATTGATGTTGAATTGGAGGATGTTAAAGGTAGAGCATTATTTGAGGGTGGAAATAATTCACCATACTCTGCGTTCTTCCAACTTCCGTATCCCCAATTTACGTTAACCTTAAAAGGTTATTATGGTAAGGCGGTTAAGTTTCCTATAATGCTACAATCATTTACGTCAAAATTTAACTCCTCAACACACAATTTTGAGATATCGTTAAAGTTTTACGGGTACAAATACACATTATTATCGTATGTTAATTTTGGATCGTTAATGGCGGTTCCACATATGTATAACAATGTTGTGAACCAAACGCAAGCAACTGTAACTCAAGGGACAACAACAAACGATTCAGCAGCTCAAGCCCCAACGATCGTTAGTAGAGGATTCCAAAAAATGAAAGAGGTTTACTCTAATTATAAATCAAAAGGTTTAATACCCGATGACTTCCCTGAAATTACGTTAAACCAACTAAACTTTAGATTACAAACATTTATTAACACAATCTTAAATGACTTTTCTAAAGAGAATTTGGGTGTAATGACTGAGATGACAAATTATGTTAATTCATTATTAAGCTATCAACAAAAAGTTTTTGTATATAACTCATCTTGGTTTAACACTTATATGGATGCTAAAACACCTATAGTTTTAAAGAGTGGTCAAAAAGTTTTTACATTTAAACCAAATTTGGATGCTCAAAAACAACAAACCGCTTTAACGGAATTGGATGGGTTGGTAAAAGACAATAACGCTAAATTAAATGAGAATAGTGTTTTTGGGGTAAATGGTTCGTATACCGTAGGTGGTAAAACTATACAATCGAAAATAGACGTTCCTATTAAAATGTCTACGTTTACTAAGACCGAAACTTTATCTAACATCGATTTGGAGAAAACGTTTAGGTCTCAGGCGAATTCACCTAAAGGGGTGATATCACCACCAAACACACCGGCTAGCGGTTTAACTCAAACGGACCTTGCTTACATACAATTTAAAGCTACTATTGAAAATACCGTCAAACAAACTAATGGTGTATTTTACTTTTTTGAAGGTGAAAAATCATTTATGACTATCACCGATACTATTGGTAAATCCGCAGGAACATTTAGAACCCAAATAGAACAACTAATTACCGAAAGTTTGGCATCTAAATTTAACTCACAAGGTGAGGGTAGTTTAGGTTTCGTACCTTCAATAAGGAACATACTTGCGGTTTTCTATTGTCAAGGTGAAGCGTTTTTACGTTTACTTGATGACGTTCATAAAAAAGCTTGGGACAAAAGAGAGGATCCATATCGAAGAGCCGCAATATTCGGGAACCAAACAACGGCACCTAGTGTTGATGTAAAAAGCTCAACACAGAATAACGAACCAATTTATCCGTGGCCTCAAGTTATACAGGAAACGGTTGGTGACGATAACAAAGAAAAATTCCAAGTAATTTATCCGGGAGCTCAAAATGTGGCATCCGCTTATAGAGCTTATAATCCTGAAATTTGGCCTGAGGTTGAATTTGTGGAACAATTTATAAAAGGGTACACCCAAAGACAAAATGATGCGGATAAAAAAGGGGCGGAATTTAATGAACTTAGCGGACAACCGTCAAGAGTATCGTTAAATGCAATAGAATTCCCTGTTTCAAATGAAGTATTCCAAAACAAAGAAGAGTCAAAATACTTTTATGAAATTTATGAAAGATTGTTACTTAATTCATATTATAGTAGATTAAATAGAAAATCAGGTTATGACCTTAGTATTTATCAAGCCGAAGCGGATGATGAGGCTGTTAACGTATTAAAAAGTTTAGGTCAAGATAATCCATTCCTTACAAAAACAATAAAAGAATATTTGTTAGATGGTGCGAATTATTTACCATTCTTAAGACACATATCTAATCAAGGTCAAGGTGAGAGTTGGCAAAGTTTTATAAAGGGAGATTTTGTTACATCATATATTAAAAATGATGTTAACAACCCTAACGTATTATTTAATTCTGACATACTAACATCAACCCAATCACAACCAAACGCTTCGATTGCAAACCAAAGTAATTTGGTTAATTTGGAACAATATTTTAATGGATCATCGTCTAACCAATTTCAATTTGGAGATATGTATCCTATCACTGATTTAAGTTGGGATAAGAAAAATTTAGCGAATGGTAAATCATTGAATAACGCTAACGAGGCGTTTGATACCAAAGAAGTATTAGAATATAATGATATCCAAAAGACAATTACTAACTTTAGTAATGACACGGAGGATAATCAAAAGAGACCATTTACATATTTTAACTTTTTAAATTTAGAGGTTACACCGGATACATCTAACTTAAAAACTTTTTACCAAAACAGAGGACTTGATAGTCAACTTGTAACTGAAGGAAATTTAAATTATACTGACTACACAAATTATCTTGTTGAGAGTCAAACAACCTCGATGTTAAACACACCTTATTTTATAAATGCAATACAACAAGGTGTATTTAATTTCAGATACAAACAAAATGACCCATACCCATATAAGGTTGCGGCTTATTATTTGTTAAATAGTTTGCCTTTAGCTACTTTACGTGAAAAGTATAAAACATATGATGGGCAATCAACAACTGATTTAAGTTATATTTTATCAACACTTAAAAAGTTTGGTGCGGTTCATAAATTACCATATTCTTGGATTTTAAAATATGGTTCCATTTGGCATAGATACAAAGTTAAAAACAAAACAGGTCAGGATATTTTAGATGAAACGTGGACCGACTTTAATTATTTAGGTAATTGGGATCCTGGATTCTCATCATCTACAAAATCATATAATTTAACAATTGATGGTAATCAGAAAAATTTAGTATTAGATAGTACAACAGGACAACAACCATTTACCGATATTAATACAGGGTTTTACCCTCAATTAGTTGACGACTTCAACGTGTTCCTACAAGGGTTAAAACTTTTCAGTGGTCAAACACAAGTTGGCGGTAACGCAACAATACAGAGTATATCGGGTAATTGTAAGGTTTATACCGTAACAGGAGAATGTTCTTGTTTAGGAAGTGTATTATCTGTTAGTTCAATTACTAATAACTATATATCAATAGGTAGAACAATTTCGATACCTGTTGGAAATGTTAATGTTAATTTAGTTGTAACGGGATATGGTCCTAACACAACAGGTGGTACAGGAACATACAATGTAACCCCAAGTTTTACATCAACAACCACAAACTTTATTTTAGGGAGTTACATTGATATAAGTGGGTTAACACTTAACGCGTTAGGATCTGGTAGTGTTTTAACTGGATCATCAATTAGTTCACCAATAACAATATCAAGTCAAATTAAGGGGGTTGCTAATTCAAATGGAACATATAGATTATCATCCTTATCACCAAATGCGACATCTAACTTCATAGTATTAAATTCGCCATTACAGGTTAACTCAATAGATAGTAATGTTTTAACAAGTGGTTCGATAATTAATGGACCAAACTTAAATGGTGATATTTCCATTATAAGTCAACTTTCTGGGACTACAGGTGGGATTGGTTTATATATTGTAGCAACGGGACAAACCCAATCTACCAATTCACCATTCGTTGTCCAAAACCAATACATACAAGGAATTGGATCGGCAGCGATACAACCACTTTTAGATAGTAAAAAATTGATAATGTTTAACACAACAAACTCAACAATTTTTGAAACGCCAGGATTTGACCCTAATAACAGCCAAAGAAGTATGAGAGTTTCTCCTTGGTCTGTAGTTGTTAGAACCAATGACGAATCAGGATATTATGTCTTACCATCATTTGGAACTAACGTTAATCAGGCAAAAGGTGAGGCATTTAAGAATGGAACAATGAAGGTTGAGTTATCTAATAACAACTCGATGTATAATGGTACGGTTAGATTATTCTGGAATGCACCACAATACGGTTGGTTCGATAATTCTAAAATAAAGAAAAACGATCCATTGACGTATTTGAAAGAAATTTTAAACGAACAAAAAAATCAACAAAACTTTTTATTAAGTGGTGATGATAGTTTATATACTAATTTTGAGGAATTGTTTACAACATTTAATACTCAAACATTAGATTATTTTGAATCTGAATTTTTAAATTTCAGTAGATCAATATATGATTATGTTGATACATTACCTGAAAATACAACAACAACAAATGATTTGTCGGTTCAGAAAAACCCTGATGGTAGTGTGGGATCATTATCCCAAAAAACATTTAAGAACTTTCACTCACTTATGAGGGAGTTATTAAAAGTACAAACACCAACAGGAAGTTCACCTGAGACAAAGTTAAGTGAATTAATAACAAGTCAGAATACTCAATTCCAACAAACATTAACATCATTTATGAATTATGATGTTGTGTTTAAATACGGAAACCCAACAGAGTTTGATAGAAGATTATATTTAACATTCTCAACAAGATTTTTGGAAGACCCATATAATTATGGACCTTACGAACAAGGAACACTCCCACCAAATGTGAGCTTATCTGGGTCTAAACAACAAAGTCCGGAAACTTGGAAAGCTTTATTGTATTATGTTGGGGAATCATCAATACCTGAATTAACCTATAAAAATAGTGGATCATATATAACTGACTTCTTTATTGATCTTAACGTTCAGTTTAACGAGAAAAATGTTAAAGATTTTGCACCACTTATAAAAGTTTACGCTTCGGAAAAATTAAAGAATAAAAATCTTAATTTAACTTCGTTTTATACTTTAATGGATAACTATATCATTGAATCCGATAACTACATAAATAATGTCATTAATGTGATGTTACCTATGGTAAGAAAAGAATTACCAAATGTATTAGTTACTCAAGATTCTTCAGATAATAGAGCAGGGTTAGAAGCGGGTTTCACGGAACAAACAAGAACTGAATTATGGGAAACATTTAAAGCCCTTAACGATACTTGGATTGCGGGATTTGATTTTGAAAATAAAACACTTTTTGAAGATGTACTTTTAGTAGATAGAGCGAGTAGAAATGTGGGAGACAAGATTATCGTTGACATTTTCCAAATACAAACTTTAATCAAAGATGGTAGTTATAAGAACACATTGTTGGATATGATCACAACGATTTTAGTTCAAAACAATTTCCAATACTTTATGTTACCAGCATTTGTTAATTTCTATAATGTGCAAGACGCTCAAAAAAATCCAACACCTAGACCTGACGGAAGTTTAGAATTTGGTGACACATTGTTCGGAACTTTCTTAAATGTTGATTATAGACAGAGTTCTCCGAAATTTCTTTGTTATTACGTTAACAAACCAAGTGAACACTTGGATATGAAAGACAATATTGATTATAGATATCGTGATGATGCATTTGATTTAAGAAGAGCAAGTGATAATCCACTACAGGAAAGTCAGTCGGGTAAAATTGATTGGGATAAATCAAATAAAGTTGTGGGATTCAACGTTGACATAACAAGACCAAATCAACAAATATTTAAAAGTTTTAACGTATCCCAAAATCCTGGTAAACCAACTTCAGAATCTTTAGAGATGTTAAATCAAATGGCAAACTTAGGTGGTAATAGAAGGTCAACAACCCAATCCGCCTCATTATATAACATCTATAAAAATAGAAGTTATGAGTGTCAAGTGGATATGATGGGATGTGCGTTGATACAACCATTAATGTATTTTAACATTAGAAACATACCTATGTTCTCAGGACCATATATGATTACTAAAGTAACTCACGAAATTTCCGATGGGGATTTTGTTACTAACTTTACAGGTGTTAGACAACCATTCTATAGTTTACCAAAAATTGATAATTTCTTACAAACATTAAACATTAAGATATTGTCAACAATACAAACTAAGATACAAGAAAGAGAAAAAGCTGAAAGATCAAAATCTGAAAATGTTATCGCACAAAAAGATAATGTTTTAGCTAATCTTAAAGCTCAAGATACCTTGACTAAAAACCAAGATTGTTTATCGAATATAAATCCTAGATACAACAAGTATGTTGGAATTGATGTACCTCAACAAACCTCAGTAACAACAAAAGAATTATTTAATGAAATAAAAAGTGAGTTATTAAGTAGAGGGTATTCACCAACTGGTGTGACAACATATGTGTTGGCAGAAATTGCGTTTACGTTTATTTATGTTGATTCAGGAAATGGTTCGGGTATAAATGGGTATGAAAATAACTATAGTACCATAAACTTACAAGAAGTTTATGGACCTAGTTTTGTTGATTACATTAAAAAGAATTACTTCTGTGTTACACGAGGAACTAATAGTAATCTACCTGTTGCATCTTTTACTTCTTTTAAATCATTCGTTCAGTTTGTTATAAACAGAGTTGTTAACATACCAACAATAATTGCGGGTTATGATAATGAATTCGATTTATCAACAAAAAAAGGAGCTATGGCGGCATATGGTAAAGCATATGTTTTGTATTACCCAATAAATCAAAATGAAAATGTTTACAAAGGTATGGTAGAACAAGAACTATTATTATTACAGAAAGAATTTGAGAATGCATCACAAGTTTTTAGTTCTGTTCAAACTTTCAGGGTAAGCTGATATTTATAATAAAAATAACATATGAATACTAAATTAATATTAGACAACTACTTGGGTAAAAACACAAGAGTTTCGGAAAAAGATATGGGTGACGGAACAAAACAAGTTTGCGACCTTGACACCGGTGATTGTTATACGGTAAGAATGAAAGACGGTCTTATTGAAAGAGTTGACAATACAATGAAGACATTCAAAAAAATTCAAGTTGAAACCAATCAAGGTATAAAAACATTATTAAATGGATAAAATGGGAATTGACGATAAAATATTAAATGAGATTGCTAGATATCGATCTATCAATAAATACATAATGGAGCAAGATGTTCCACCGTTAGACCCAACTGCAGATCCTGCGGCGGCTGGTGCAATTCCACCACCAACAGGAGAAGATGTTGGAGCAGCACCTGCGGATGCGGCATTACCGGCACCTCCTGCAGCACCTGAAGGTGGGGGATCGGAACCTGTTGATGTTGCTAACGACCCTGATGTTGAAGAAATTGGAGCGGAAGGTGAAGAAGGTGAAGGCGAAACTGAAGAGTTGGATATAACTGATTTAGTTGACTCTCAAAAAACTATGGCGGATAAGCAAGAAGAGTACTTCAACAACCTATTTGACCAAATTAAAAATATGGAAGATAAATTATCTGAGATGGATGGTATTGTTTCTAAATTAGATAGTTTAGAAACTAAGATTGAAAAATACAGACCTAAAACAGCTCAAGAAAAATTAGAACTTCGTTCTTTAGATTCAGGACCATTTAAACAAAACTTAGCTGACTTCTTTAAAGACAAAGAGGATGAGATGGAAAAGACAGGTAAAAACGAATATGTTTTAACTCAAAGTGATGTGGAAAACTTTAGTCCATCAGAAATTGAAAAAACCTTCAACGAACCTATGGAAGATGAAGACGACATCCTATTAAATAGATATAATTCTTAATATAATGAGGTGTCGTAATGGCACCTCAATTTTTCTTATCACACCTTATTGACTACCCTATTTTTTATAATTATATTTTCTACGTAAACCTTTAATAAATATATACACAATGGCGACAAACAATGTTTTAGATGCAGTACTAGCTCAGTACGAACAATCAACTCAAAGTAGTACAAACTCTACTTCAAAAATGTCTTCTGAAGACCGAATGAAAAAATATTTCGCGGCAATCTTAAAAGACAACGAAAAACAAGGACAGAAACGAGTTCGTATTCTACCTACAACAGACGGATCTTCACCGTTCAAAGAAGTATGGTTCCACGAAATCTTTGTGGACGGAAAATGGCAAAAATTTTATGATCCAGGAAAAAACGACAACGAGCGTTCACCATTAACTGAAGTTTATGAAGAACTTATGTCGACTGGTAAAGAGTCAGATAAACAATTGGCAACACAATACAGATCTCGTAAGTTCTATATTGTTAAGGTAATTGATCGTGACAACGAACAAGATGGTGTAAAATTTTGGAGATTTAAACACAATTACAAACAAGAAGGAATCCTTGATAAAATTATTCCAATTTGGAAAGCAAAAGGTGATGTGACTGATCCTGATAAAGGTCGTGACCTAATCCTTGAGTTAACTAAAGCAAAAACTCCAAAAGGGGCATACTATACGGTTATCCAAACCGTTATGTACGATGACCCATCTCCAATCTCCGAAGACGTTGATCAAATGGCTGATTGGGTTGGTGATGAATTGAAATGGGATGATGTTTATTCTAAAAAAGCAGTTGAGTATTTAGAAGCAATTGCAAGAGGAGAAACTCCACGTTGGGATTCAGAAAAAGGTGGTTACGTTTACTCTAACACTGAAACATCTGAAGTTTCTATGGGTGGAACACCAACACCAAAATCTATTAATGAAGTTGCAGATCCTCAGGTAAATGCTGAGATTGACGAGGACTTACCATTCTAATTTATTAACGAATTAATTAAACGGGATCAGTTTATTGTTCCCGTTTTTTTGTCTATATTTTTAAAAAAAGAAATATGAAACCTTTTATTGCTGAAAAACTTAAAGAAGCCCTTGTTAAAAAATATGAGGCACAAATCGCAGATGCTGAAGCAAGATTGTATGTTTATTTCACTAGTCCTGTTGGTATTGGGGAACACCCGCAACACACAGAAGAAATGGATATTTTAATTGAACAACTTACAAATGCGAATGACAAATTAGTAACAATTAATAATTTTAAAATTTACGAAGCATAATGGCTATTAGAAAAAGAGAAATATCTTTAGACACTATTAAAGGTAAGTTCTCAACTAAAACGAAATATAAACCTGAGAGTTTTTACAATTGTGGTGAAGCCTTTATGGAGGCATCTGGATTACCAGGACCAATAATGGGTGGTATTAATATGTTTTTAGGTCACTCAAACACATCAAAAACAACGGCAATGATTCTTGCAGCTGCAGATGCCCAAAAGAAGGGACATTTACCTGTTCTTATCATTACCGAAAAGAAATGGTCTTGGGAACACGCAATTGAATTAGGCTTACAGGCTGAAAAAAATGAAGACGGTGAGTATGATGGTATGTTTATATTTAATGATTCATTCGATGTAATTGAACAAGCGACTGATTTTATTAACGATATCCTTGATGCTCAAGAAAAAGGTGATATTCCTTATAACCTTTTGTTTTTATGGGATAGTATTGGATCCATTCCTTGTCAGATGACTTTTGATGGGAAAGGTGGTGGAATGCACAACGCTAAGGTACTTGCCGATAAGATTGGTATGGGAATACACTCAAGAATTTCTAAATCAAAGAAAGAAGAATTTCCATATTACAACACGTTAGTTATACTTAATCAACCTTGGGTGTTACTTCCTGACAATCCATTTGGACAACCTGAGATTAAAGCTAAAGGTGGTGAAGCGGTATGGTTAGCGTCATCATTAGTATTCTTATTTGGTAATCAGAAAAAGGCGGGTATTAGTCATATTGATGCAACTAAAAACGGTAGAAAAGTATCGTTTGCAATTAGAACAAAAGTTTCTATATTGAAGAACCACGTTAATGGTCTTGGATATAAAGATGGTAAAATCATTGCGGTACCACAAGGATATATTGCCGATACGAAAGAATCTTTGGATAACTATAAAAGAGAGTATTCAGACTATTGGGAAACAAAATTAGGGTATTCGGATTATGCTTTAGCGGAATCTGATGACGACTCTGACGAGTAAAAAGTAATTTCAAACGACTTAAAAAAATTAAATGGTTAAAACATTAATTGTTGATGGTGACAATTTATTAAAAATAGGATTTTATGGAGTTAAGGACTATTATAATGGTGGGGAGCATGTTGGAGGTACTTGGCATTTCCTTAACACAATTCGTAAATTCTTAGAAGAAACCAACTTTAATAAAGTTATGGTTTTTTGGGACACAAAAACAAGTTCATCCCAACGAAAATTAATCTACCCCAAATACAAAATGAATCGTAAGTCTTCCCCTAATGATGAGGAGAAGACGGATTCGTTTAACAGACAAAAAACAAGGATTAAACAATATCTTGAAGAGATGT